TTTAGTTATTAAGAAAGATATAACTATTCAAAAGATATTAGATCAATTTTACGAGTATAAACTTAATATTGATTTAGATAAATTATATGAAGTATGCCCATTTAAAATAAGTCATAGATAAGAGATAATAGGAGATAGTATGGAATCAAAGAAAAAAATAATTATTAGCGTAGGACGTTTTACAGATCAAGATATTATTGATCGTTTAGAAAATGATAACTTATGTTATATTGAAGCTTATGATCCGTTAGAAAAAGTGTATCAAAAGTATCTTAAAATTGCAGAAAAATATCCTAAACGATTTGTTCCCAGTAACAATGCCGTATCTGCGGAATTTGGAGAAAGCTATCTTTATGCAAAAACTACAAAAAGTACTATATGTCCTATTAACACAGATGTGGTGATAGATAAGGATCATTTAAAAAATGTTTCAGTTGTTTCAATGCAATCAATTCTAGAACGTTTTGATAGAATTGATGAGCTTCATATAAATTGTGAGGGTTCTGAGATTCCAATAGTGATGGAAACTGATCTTTCTCTTTTTGAAAAATGTGATTTTATCTTCATACAATTTCATACATTTATTCCTTTCTTATCTATTACACAAGAAGATATGCTAAAATGTATTGAAAAATTAAAATCAAAATTCACGGCTAAAAAAATACATAAACATGATTGGGCATTTAAAAAATTTGTGGAGTAATATGAAAAGAATCTATAGTTATTTTCGTAGAATGTACTATCGGTGGCATGTGCGCCGGATTGTTAGAAAATTGAGAAATGATAGATTAAAGTATGAGAAAGGTAAGTATTTCCTTAAGTAGATGCTTAGATCAGTATAATTATAGTATAGGGTATGGAAATGTGGATAGTATGTGGATACTATACGGGGAAAGCATATCAAGATTACGCTAAGCGATTAAAAAAATCTTTAAAAGCTCTTGATATACCTTTTGATATTGTAAAGATAGAGGGGCGTGGAAACTGGTATAAGAATACCCAATACAAACCAACGTTTCTTAAGCAGATGCTTAAAAAACACTATCCAGAAAGTATAGTCTATCTAGATTGTGATGCCATAGTTTGCAGATTTCCTGATTATTTTGATATACTTGATAAGACGGGTAGGATAGATATAGCGGTACACATACTTGATCACAGTAAACGTAGACGAGGTAATCATGTTCCTGAGATGTTAAGTGGAACAATTTTTCTTAAGAATACGGAAATAACAAATCAAATTGTAGATGAGTGGATTTCAAGATGTAGCGTGGGAGGAAATTTATGGGATCAGCATGCTTTAGCTCGGGTTCTTAAAAATCCTAAGTATAGATATGCTGAACTCCCGGAGGAATATTGTATGATTTACGATTACATGTCAGATGTTAAGAACCCCGTGATTAAGCATTTTCAAGCTTCCAGAGAAGAAAGGAGAAAAAAGAAAAGAATACCTGTTCCAGTATTTCAGCAAAGCCCCAGAATAGCTTCACAAAGTGGTAAAATACGTACTAAGAGAATGAGTCCTCGGTAAAAAATCAAATTAAACTATTAGGAGATAGATTGATGTTAAATAACGTACTTGTAATAGGAGACCTTCATCTTCCTGCAGTAAGAAAAGGATATCTACAATTTTGTCAAGATTTATATAAAGAGTGGGGATGTAACCAAGTGGTGTTTATTGGAGATGTGGTAGATTGGCATGCTATTAGTTTTTGGACAGCAGAACCTAGTTGTCCAGGTCCAATAGATGAATATCAGTTAGCAAAAATTGAAGTAGCAAAATGGTATAAAGCATTTCCTAAAGCAAAAATTTGCATTGGTAATCATGATGAAAGGCCCGCTCGCTTGGCAAAAACTGTGAAGATTCCGGGCATCCTGCTACGAACATATAGTGATCTATGGGATACTCCTGGATGGGATTGGGATTATCGGCATACAATAGATAATGTTTCTTACCGACATGGTACAGGAATTAAGGGTGGTATTCATCCTGCATGGAATTTAATGAATAAAATACACAAGTCGATAGTTATTGGTCATCTTCACGGAAGGGCGGGTATTAAGTGGTCTTGTAACGAAGATACTCGGATGTTTGCGATGGATGTAGGTTGTGGAATTGATGAGAAGGCTTTCCAGTTTATCTATGGAAAAGATGATCCTATACGTCCATTCCTGGCGGCAGCAGTGGTTTTAGATGGAATACCATATCATGAGGTTATGCCTTGTGGTCCGGGTGAAAAATATCATGATTCAAATTTTAAGAAATGAAAATGATGTTTAGATTAAAGGAACCTAAATTGTTGATAGAAAAAATTATACGCCTTAACACGCGTTTATAAAATCTCTTACTTTTTCTCTTGGAATGGTGCCGGCTAGGATGGTCGGTACCTTTCTTTTATTACTCGACATACCGTCTAAAATCGTTTGTAGTTTCTAACCCCTAACTTTATATCTATCTACTAAGATAATCGAAGAGAGACAGTGTTGGGCACCTTCTTGACAGTGTTATTGATATGATTCGTCCTTGTATAGGTATACATGAAAAAAGCCGAATGGTTAGGTCTGGTCTCCATGCGGGAAACGAAATGTTACTATTTGCAATCTTTAGTTATTAGCAAGATGCCAACATCTGTGTTCTAAAGAATGCCGTTCTTCAAGATTTTTTTCTCTATTATCCAATGGATTACAATTTTTATGGTGCACATCCATTCCGGGTTCAGTTTTCATAATAAATCTATGTAGATACAAAGTTTGACATTTTCCATCTTGGTGAATCGATGTAGCAACATACTGTGAATATGGATTTACCTTTTTTAAAAACCAACGATATTGGGATACTCGAGCATAGTGCTTAGCATCAATAATTGTTTTCTTATCTGAATTTGTTAAAGTTAGTTCCATAATTATCAAATTATAATATACTTTTGAAAAAATACAAACAAAAAATAAAATAGCCAGGAGCTTCATCGAAACGCTGAAAAACGCTCTCCACTCCTGGCATTCAACCCTTACAAGGGCTGATAGAGTGGTTTAATAGGCTGTCAAGGAATCGAACCTTGGATTGCGGGGCCAAAACCCACCGTGTTTCCACTATACTAACAGCCTACTATCGGAATTATTTTATTGTCCCAATAATTCTACTTGCCTAATTACATCCAACCAGCTACCTCTATATCCTATACCTCTATCATCTATGTAAAGTTCTGCAACAGGTTTATCTACATTCAATATAATTTTGTCGTAAGGCAAATCATTTTCTTCCATGAAATCATGTATTACAGTAATCTGGTGATTTCGTTCTTCCGCACCCCTGCCCCAGTATGTCGCCGTTCTGCAGGAATGGATATGTATTTGATAGCCCAGTTCCTTAAGTTTTAGCAGAGCTTCTCGTACACTCGGTTGTGGGGTTCCCACTCCCGGGAATTCATAGGTACAAATTGTGCCGTCAAAATCTATGATTACTATTTTTTCATGTGCCATCATTGTCCCCCATCCAGTATATCAATTTTGGAACTTTTTGGGCGGAGCTCTTCAATCCATTCATTAGTTAATTCTAATACAGTGTCAGGTAATTTTTGAACTTCTTCATCATTCATTACTACTGGTATCATTTTAATTGCACACATTTCTTTCGTTGAGGGTATAAATATATGAGATGTGGCAAATAATATGGAGATTACACACCATAATCCATATATTAGTATGCGTTTACTTGTTTCTATACACCTATCCTCGTATCTTAAAACGTCAGACCTGGCAAGTAGTATAGCCCCTACCGCGGCAAATATTATTCCCACGATTAGTATTCCTTCTTTGATACCATCTAATCTCGTAATCCAATAAATTGTACTTTCTGTAATCATTTTAGTCTCCTTTAAATTGGTATTTTCAATGGGGGATGCCCACTCCACCTGATTACTATTTTGATTATGGAGCTGGCATTACCGTAACTGTCAAAGATCCAACTTCTGCTTCCCCGGGATGGACAAACCATATTCTAGATTGCCAGGATTTAACACAAACAGACACCGAATGAAAGAACCCATCCCCGGGAACAACACCCGCATCAGCGCCAGGATAATAGGCTTCCCACCTACTAACAATTTCACTAAGTTTCTTAAGCCTTCCTCCTAGCTGCACCTTAAAATTAGTTCGCACATCAAATGAAATGCACCCGTGGTAACAAGGGTAGTCATTATTATTTTTACCTATTGCACCACAACTAATACTTTGAAGTAATATTTCTCTTCCATGGGTGATAACTTGTACATGCATACCTACTCGCATTTTGATAGGTATGGTTTGCGTAGGAAGAGTTGCTGCAGACCCAAAAGGATAGGATATGGCAACAGAACCATCAGCTAACTCCACCACTTCACCCTTACTGGCAGTTACCGACATTAGGGGCACAATTAAAGCAAGTACTACAATCAACTTCTTCATTTTTCTTCTCCTCAATAAATAGTTTATTTTTGTCTTCTCAACAACAGATTTATTTCATTGGCATCTCCCGAGTAGAAAGAAATAGTGAAATAGCATTGTGTAACCAATTAACTCTACAAATTGAAAACATACTATAAAAAGATCCTTTTCTAAACTTCCGGTACCCTTATATAGTATTTCAAGAGGAGTCATTCTTAATTACATTCTACTTGCTTTCTTAAATCTACTAACAGAGACAATACGTCGCTTCCGTCTTGCTTGTCTTCTTTCTTTTTTGTTTCCTTGCATTGGTTTACTCATTTTCATTCCCCTTTCGTATGTATGAGATATACTCACAATCAGATGAATGATTTCGAGGGCAATCTCTATCCCCCATATCATTGATTCAAAACAAGAAGGACAAATTGAATATCCGTCATCGTCATAGCTCCATTCAACTTTAAGCCAATCTTTGGTATCTTCCACCTTCTTTTCTCCAACATTCCGCTATATCAATACATAGTTTATTTATTTTTTCTTTGTCCGGCATATCCGGAAGTTTGGAAGAGATAAAGGCTGTTTCAGCAACAGTAAATAATCTTTCTGCTTCAGCTTTAATCTGCTCTAAAGACCATTCCCCACGTTTGATTTCTAAGAGTTGTTGAGCATCTTTTCTCAAAACGTGTAATTCTCCATCGGTTAAGAATTCAATTCCCATCTTAAGAATACGTATACAGTGGGCACCATTTTTTACATCAAATCCGTATTTTTCAACAAGTTTCTTTCTTTTTTCTCCCATATAACCTTTACAAGCTGAGTGAGTCATTCCGTGCAACTGTCCCCAGGCGTATCCAACAAAGCTATGGTACACATGCTTTGCTGCAAATAAATCCCTGTTATCAAGAAGCAATTGTCCCGCCGGAGTTATTTTTATATAGTGCTGTGGTTCTAGCCATAAAATATTCAAAATGTTTGGGTTGCCGGCTTTAAGAAGGCGAAGAGCTTTAATGTATTCAAAAACAACAATGTCCCATTCATCTATCTTAATTTCTTTTGTTCCTCTTGAACCAAATTCTTTAAGGCCATAATAATAGTCAACTGGGGGTATACAAATACCTATAACATCTTTATCATCAATAGAATTGGGATCTTTCTTAGGCATATACATACCGTGGGCTATTGACCCTCGATATGCTGTCAATATAGACCACTCCGATAAGCACGGATTGTTTCTTAAGATATCTTTTGGAATAGGCATAATCAATCCTTCAAATCGATGGTTATATTATTAGAAATTCTTTCATAATAGCGGGGGCAGGATTCGAACCTACGACCTTCAGCTTATGAGGCTGACAAGCTAACCGGACTGCTCTACCCCGCTTTCGTATCTTGATTTAATCAATTCCTCAAATCAACATATCCTAAACGTCTTATTCGAGTTATTAACCATATTAACTACCTCTCATTTAATCGACTCGAGACGGGGCCTCCTTGCCCCCACTAAGGTTCCTTTTCAACGAATGGGGGATTTATGTTTTTCTTCATCCAATAAATAGGATTTAATTCATATTCTTATGGCACACAGGACACAACTTAGAATGATGTGCCAAATGAGCCGCTACACCATTCAATAAGCCTTTACTGTTTGGTTTATCATCAAAAAATGAACTGTGCGTGTCCACCTTTGTAATGCAATTATAAATGTCAAGTAAATTCTCAGCACCATCATCAATCAACTGATTCCGAACTTCCTTTTGTAACCCAGCTGGAATTGACGACTGTGTAAGAACGGAATCCAAAACTTGAGAAATATCCTTATCAATTTTGATGTTTTGTAATCCTCGGAGATTATCAATTTCTTGGTTGAAAAGTTTCCGGGCATCAATTATCGTCCGCTGCAACCAAGTGCTGATATCCTCTTTTCCGTTACGCCGTCTCCATGATCCTAACTGATGTTCAGTTGTGGCTCCATTCGAGCACCACTGACGGAATACATAGGGGGATACACTTGTGGATACTGCACCTGAGACACTGTGCTCAATTCGTATTCCAGCATTATATAGATCATCTTTTCCTATCTCAACTTGTTCCGGCGTCAGAATGCTGATTTTGAATGATTCGGGTGACATCCACGCCTTATGATACCCAGCTACTGATTTGCCGAGTGTAGCTTCTGCGGCGTCAACTACTTCTGATACCTTAATGTGTTTGAAATTAGCTTTTGGTATCGCCGCAATGGCATTATTATCTATAGTTAGAAGTCTGAGAATGTTTCCAGCCAAGGCATCCTGATACCAATAATTGAGATGGGGCATAACAAGTGCACTAACCTGTTCCGCTGGAATCTTTCGCAAGTAGGGTTTTGGGAATCCAATATGGGTCAATAAACTACCTAATGCAGCAGGACTCAATGTAGTTTCTCCTTTTCTGTGCTGTATTGTAGCTTCTCCTTCTTCATTGAAAGAAAAGTTTACCGCCTCTCCCAATTCTACTTCCAGTGGAGATGCCACCTCATAATCAGCAACTTTAGTTAGTAATTCTTCCCGACTTATTACACCTTTCAATTCTGCTAAACTATTCATTTTGCTACCTCCAAATAATGTTAGATTGATTTTATTCCTTCTTAGCTTTCATTAGTATTCCTATTTTGCTATCTATGGTCCTGGTGTGTATTTAGTTTAAATAAAACTTGATATTTTCCTATTCCAGTTATTTTACCTTCCACTTCTACAGTATGAAAACCACTTTCTGCAAGTATACTCAATTCATCATCTGTAAACCAGTTGTATAATTGTTTTCTATTTAAAAATCCACAATGTTCATCGTGCTCTTGATATCTATCAATTCCGGGATCCTGTTGTGTGGAAGGGTGTGTATTCGGGGATCTACCATGTTTATCTTGCATATCACACACAGCCTGGGATTTAGCATTTCTTGAACACCAGTATGGACCTTTTCCAGACGCATCTTGTACTCGTAATATTTTCATAGCCAATAAAACCCATATTTTAAATGTTGTTTCTTTTTAATCCCTATATTTAAATTATAATATACTTTAGTGGAAATACAAATGAAAAATTAAAAATTTTATACTTTTAGAACTACATTTGTATTCAATTCTTTTAGCCAAATAACTTACGTACTGTCGAGCATCCTGTATATGTTGATACTTTCAAGTAGTAATCATCACCGCTACACTTGATGCTAATATCAATATATAGAGCGGCAACAAAATTCTTCTGGCCATGCTTCATTTCTATAATCATCTAAATTAGTTTTACATCTGACTTTCATAATTCTTCTCCATCCCTATACGGTGCACTCGTTCTGTCACAAGCATCAGGATTTCTATCAAGATAATCTTGCCAATCCGGATCTACATATATTCCTACTTTACGTGCTTTTCTCCAACAATTTCCTTTAGAGTACCATCGGTATATTATACTATTTGTACCATCTGAAGCAAATTTAATTACTACAAAATTATCATCTTGACCGGGGGTATTTAACATGTCCATAAGATTAGAATTTGGACCGTGCCACATACCAATTTCATTATCATACTCCTTCAATTGTCCAATACCATATCCTGTTTCTCTCAATATTTTTTCTTTTTCAATAATCTGACGAAGAGAAGTGGGAATATAGCTTTCTCCGGGTTCAAATAATTCTAAACAAGATTCTTTATGATAAGTTGGATCTTCTTCATCTGGATCTTCCACGGGAACCCACCATTGCTTTAGAAATACCGCTGGACCGAGAACTCTTAAAAATGCCCCTGCGTTTTCACAATGTTCTTTGATTATAGCAATATCTTCAATTTTCCAATCTATTTTTGATTTTTCTTTCATATCCTTACCTATGAAATAATTTTACTTTCATTTTCTGACCCACTTTCCGGCATGGATCTTTTCATAATTGACGTAGTAATGTATTCGCCCGGAACGCAACCCTTGGGACCTTCTACATCTATTCCTTCCCAGGTAAGCATATAAAGGGCTTCATTTATTGTACATTTCACAAGGATATGTTCTATACCTGTATGAATGTATGCAGCGGGTTTTGCAACTGCTTCTCCCATAGGGCCGGCTACTTCACTTGGAACTACACCCGGGGTAACTCCATCTACTCTATCAGCGTTAACGTATCTCGGAATTTCAATAACTTGCATCTGTTCTTCTTTTGTTTGATGTATTTGCACTTCTGTAAATAGTACCCATCTCATTTTTAATCTCCTTTTTATATTTGTTTCATTCTTAATCCTTGTAATACCGGATATCCTTAATGTCTGTTTTTGTAATGACTTCCTGTTTGATTGTAAAAGATTCATGCCTACAATCCGCGGTATTGAGATTTCTTTTCTTTGAGGTACCTTTTGGCCATTGAATTTTAAGTGCAGTCGTAGTATTTTCAACAATAGCTACTCTATCATAGATGGCCGTTTTCGTTCTAATCATAGCAAACTGATTACCCGCTTTTTTCATCTTCTTTTCCCAAATTGATACTAAATTCATTTCAATCCCCTTATTTTCTATTGTGGGCTCTGTTGTTATTGAATTGGTACCCAACCCACTTCCTAACACTTGATTTAACCTATCTAACACTGCCTCTCTTCGAAGAACTATTAAAATGGATATCTTTATACCTCAACATACCAAAAACAAGCACAGAGCCTTATTTCTTCCTATCATTCAACAAATCCTGCACCTTAAATTGTAATCCATCCTTTACTTGCCATGTAAGCAACGAGTAAAAAGAAACCAATAACTAGTAAAATTTGACCAATTGCCTCAACCAACCACAGTATACAAACTGTTACAAGTTTAAAGAGTTTCCATAGCACTGTTCCTGCTAAAAAAATAGTTAAACTTAGCAGAGGAAATGCCAGGATAAGTAATGTCCATTTCAATATTCTAAAAAGTTTAGCCATGTTTTTTATACCCCGTATACCCAGTACGTGAATCCTTAGCCAGACCCTTAAGCAACTTGCGCCTTGCTAATTTTCTTTCATGTCTTGAATTCGATTTCTTTGCCATATTATTCCCCACTTTTGTTTTCTGTATCAACCCAGCGATGGTAACGGGCATTGTACACACTGAAACCTTGATTTAATTCTCCAGAATAACGTTCCTTATATTTAAAGTATAATATACTTTTGAAGAAATACAAACAAAAATCAAAAATTTACAAAATATTTTTCAATTTATTGATTAGAGAGAAAAATAATTAGATAGATAATATCTACTGCAAATGCAGAAAGCAGTATTGCTATCAAACTTATACTTAAAATCGTAGTTAATATCTTCTTCATTTTCTTCATCTTTTAAAAATAGTATACCAATTTTTCTCTCCAGTAGGACTATGTACTCAGTAAGAATTTGGGTACTTAGTTTTTATTTAGAAGACAATAATAAGTGGATCCGGATGATGAGTCCGATCCTATTTTGGCGCTTATTATTTCTTTGCCATTATTTCTTCTGATTCTCTGATGAAATCATCAAGACCCTTAATTGTTTCTTCAATAATAATTTGAACTACTTCATTAACTGATTCATTTTCTTCTATAGGCTGCTCTATTTGTATGGAAGGAAGATATTCTCCGGATAGTACTTTCTCCAATTGGTTATCCATATGATGTAGAAGTCCAAAAAGTGCTATGATTCCTAATACTAATGTAATTATAATCAATTTCATTTTCTCACCTTTCAATTTTTGAAGAAATACAAATGAAAAATCAAATCATTTTAATATCTTATCATGTATGCTGTTTCGCAATTCTCTTTCCCTTTCATATGATATTTTAAGCGCCCTTCTTGTAAGTTTTCTTCTAAATTTAATTGGGGTATCCATAAACAAAAATATTGTTTCAGTATACAAAAGTTCATCGGGTGTAAAATCCTGCAGGATATGTTTTACGGATACTATATCAAAGGCACTACATAGGATTTTACTCATATCATATTGAAATTTATCCCTAAACTTCAAGTTATCCATTTTTTTATTTTTATAAGATTGTGAAACTAAACTTCCAAAATGGTGTCTAAGACATAAAGTAAAGAATGTTTTGAAGGAGCATTTTTTATCCTCCCTATATGTGTTTTTTTGTACGTGCAATAGAATTTTTATCCCTTCTTGCACGAAATCTTCAAAATCATATTCAGAGGGTTTCTTTACTTTTCTTAGAGCAACCCAAGCGTATTCATTAATTAATTCGGTATATGCATCTATTGTTTCATTCATGAGCTTTCCCCCCGGTGTGCTTCCTACGGGCATCCACTTATCATTGCCAATTTGCGATAATTTGCTGTATCCATTTAGTAACTGCTTGTGTGGCTTCTCCCCACCCAATTACAGTTATAGCAGTGCCCGTAATTATTCCGGCAATAAACTTCGACATACAAGGCTCCTTAACATAATGAAATATAGGCCCAAAAGAATAAGATCCATATTGGTCGACTAAACGACCATAAATAGAATTTTTCAGCAGTTGCCACCATTGTTATCTATTACTCTCCCACAATTTGTTAAATAGCATTTCTTATATTTATATTATAATATATTTTGGAGGAAATACAAACTAAATTTTTCAAATTTATAAATATAATTATAAATAGATATCCTATAAATTCAAGTAAAATTTTTAAAAATTCTAGAATTTATTCTTGACTCTGTACAATCCAAAATTCTATCAGTAGATCCCATTCATAACTTAACTTATCTCGGCTGTAATACCAGTTAATGAAATATCTCTCAACTGCCCGTTCATCCATTCTTGTTTCCTTTCTGTAGAATATAATTTAATTATATAGTATATATCCTATAAATTCAAGTATAACTTTAGAAAATTTTTAATTTCTTAAAAAAATTCTAAAGTTAAGAATTGAAATAGTATAATTATAATGTTAGATTTTATAGAAAGATACCGAAGAAAGAGATCGGGAACGCTGAGACACCTGGACTTAGAGATGATTGGGAACAAACAAAAGTTTCAGTAATGGCCGAGCTTGTTTGGTTAAAGTTTGAACAGAGTCCCTTGTTGTTAGATAAATTATTGGATACTGGGAATGCAAAACTGATAGAAGGAAATTATTAGCATGATAATTTTGGGGGAGATTGTTATTGTAATAGATGCTCACAACAAAAAGGTAGTAATTGGTTGGGTATCATTTTAATGGAAGTTAGAAAGGTAATTTAGTAGATGGAAAATTTACGTAGTTTTGGAGTGGGAATTGATAGTGACAACTCTTTGTATACTTTTGATGATAACTGTGGTAAATCCTTGCTTCCAAGTATAGAGATGATTGATTTGACAATTAAGCATTTGAAATCTATTAAAACAAAAGGTCAGGAATTCATTGACCTATATAATTTTAAAGCCCAATCAGAATTTGAGAACCAGATTGAGGCTATAAGTAGTACTCCTTCGATTCGAGAGCCTAAATCAGGGTATATTTATTTTGTAAAGAAAGACGAGTATGTAAAAATTGGGAGAACGTCCCAGACTCCTGAAATCAGGATTGCAAGTATTAAAGGTACACACCCAAATAGTGCTGTAGAAGTACTTCATACCATATCAAGTATTGATATTGTTGCAGATGAAATGGAATTTCATGCTATCTTTGCAAGTAAAAGAATAAGTGGAGAATGGTTTGAACTTTCAGACGAGGATATTAAAATGATTCAAGAGATTAAATGAAAATAATATGTTAATCTAAGAGTTAAAAGTAGGGATAGGAGTAGAATTTTTATGAGTCAAGATGAAAAACAGAAATTTAGAGGAATCTGGATTCCAAATTCCCTTTGTTTAAGTAAGGAATTTAACTGGACTGAAAAAATTCTTCTAATTGAAATTAATAATTTAGATAAAAAGAATAAATGCTTTGCTTCAAATAAGCACTTTGCAGAACACCTTCAAATTTCTGAAGGTCATGTAGCTAACATTATAAGTAGTTTTAGAAAAAAAGGAATCATACTTGATATACCATCAAATGGAAAAAAACGTCTTATCACACTTAATAAAAATCTTAAGTCTATACTTGATGATAGTTCAGAAAAACATGAACCCGAACTTAATAAAAATCTTAACAATAGTTCAGAAAAACATGAACATAATAATACATTAATACATAATATAAAAAATAATATTAATAAAAAAGGTTTTGCTGAAAAGAAATCAGCAGACCATTCTTCAAAAAATACTTCCTCAAAAAAAGCTACTGTAAAGAAGATTACAAAACACTATGAATTGGCGGAAGACATGCTTTGTATTGTACTTAAACTTTACCCAGATTATAACAAATCATCTTTTAGTGAATCAAAAGGAATTGAAATAGTTTTACAAAAATGGTCTAAACAATTTAAACGACATCTTGAAAAAGGACAACGAGATTACAAGGAAACTATCAAAGTGTTGAAATATGTATATTCTTCAAAGGGGAATAATTTCTTTCACTTTTCAGCTAAGAAAATTGTTGATAACTATGATGAGTTACTTGTTAAGACAGAGTTGGCCACTAAGAATAATTCTTCTAAAAGTTTTAGTAATACTCAACAAGAAAAATTACTTAATGACCCTCGACCTGATATAACTCAAAAAGTTGTGAAACAGTATAAGTCTTTCGTGGGAAAGGATTATAGACTTACAAATAAGGATCATAATAAGTTTATTGAAACCACTAAGATTTTGTTAGAGAAGCTTGGGCCTGATCCAACAGAATTTTGCGTGGATTCTTTACTATCTGATTTGGTTATGGTGTTAAGAGAACATTATACCAATAAGGGTGGAATTGTTCATCCCGGTTCATTTTGTTCTGAGGCTACCTGGGTGAAATATATGCCACAGTATTTCGAAAACATTCCACAAGTGAAAATGTATGATTATCATGAGCAAGCTACAGAGGAGTTTGATGGTATAGTAGCCGAGGAGGAACACCTGACAAAAGATATTGAAAGAAATTTGCAGAAGCAGAGTATTCAATCAGATAAACCTATTGGTGATACGGATAATCCAGAACTTGATTACATGTTAGAGATTTAATTTGTATTTCCTCAAAAGTATATTATAATTTAAATATAGGAGATAAATATGAAAAAGAAACACGGTTGGATATTACAAGAGAAGTTTCTCTCTAAAGGGGATTGTAGATTTTATTGTTTTGTGGGGGGATATTTTCATAAAATCAGCAAAGCTCAGGTTTTTAATAAACGCCAAACTGCTCGTCTTATGAAATTAGATCATGAGACAATTCATAAAGTTGTTCTAACTAAAGAGGGTAAAGCTAAGAAGATAATTCCTGGGAGATAGAATAGATGAGCGCTTATGAAGCTTTAGGATTTGTAATTTTTATGATATTGCTTTTCATAGTTTATGCAATTATTGAATATTTTATGTTGAAGCGAACTCATAAGAAATTACAAATGGGTGAATGGCAAATAGAAGGGAATGGTTAGTAAACATGGGTAGAAAAATAAGTGAATTAAGAGAGGAATGTTTCTCAAGGGGAATTGAACTTCCTGAAGGTAAGATTAGTAGTAAGGTGATGATAAAGTTATTAGCTGAGTATTCTATTGAGCAACGTGGTGGATGGGGTAAGTTATCCTGGGGTTTGCAGCAAAGATTGAAATTGGATGATCTTATGCTTTGTTATTCGTATAAACATTTGAAACTTGAGGAACAGCAGGAATGTATGGAATCTGATAATTGGATTGCTGAGAGGAAGCTTAATGGTTGTCGCATGCTTATTACTTATCACCCTGATGAAGGATTTGGATTCTTTTCACGTAATATATCAGTAACAGACTTTCTTCCGATAGATTATACTAATAAGATTTTGATTAAGCTGAAGAGATTACAGCCAGACTGGTGTAATTTGGAAGGGGAGGGGTTGGTTAATGCTAAGTCACTTAAGGGGGTATTCCCATATTCTTTTGTCCTTGACGCAGAGGCTCTATGCGACAAAGTAGATATAAACACCACTCTTTATCGTGGTAAGCAAGGAACAGTCACTGGCTCGAAGCTCAACGCGGTCATAACTATACTGGCTATAGAAACTGACATCAGTCATAGGATACAAAGAGAACAAGCTCCTCTTCGATTGGTAGTTTTTGATGTTTTGCAGTCTGGAGTGAAGATGTCATGGAAAGAAGACCTCTGGCATAGATTGAATACTCGAGAATATCTTGTTGATCAATTGAAGCATAGAGTGGGTATTGAAATATCCGAGGTGGATTCTAATTGTGATTCAAAACAAGAATTCTACGAAAAGATGCTTGCTGAGGGTGACGAGGGAATTGTACTCAAGAATATGCATTCACCATATATTCGAACTTCTTCTCGTTCAAAACGGGGCTTTGTAAAAAGGAAAAGGTCAATGGAGGAGGCTGGTGGCGTGGATATCGACGCGTATATTACAGGATTTGTTCCTTCAAATTCTAAAAATGCTTGGGCCCATTTGATAGGAGGTCTTGAAATGTCAACTGCATTGGTGGATGAAAATGGGAATGAGCGGGAGACAGTGATTGCCGTAGTGTCAGCGATGACTATGGTGTTGCGTGAAGCAATGACTATATATGATGGCGAAGGGAAGCCTGTTTTGAATCCACGGTTTTTGAGAAAGGTTCTGGTTATAAATGGTCAAGATGTTTCTCCTAAGTCGAAAAGGTTTATGCACGCGGTGTGTGATTGGGATCGCGGATTTCGAGAGGATAAAAGTTGGACAGAGTGTCGGATGGAAGAAAAGTTTTTGGATTCCCAGGTTCTGTGAAATGGATAAGAATGAAAGAACAAGACAAACTAAATTACGAATACAGAAAAGGAGAGAATTCCTGAATTGTAAAACATTTGAAGTAAAGTTTGATAAGCCTCATTTATCAAAGAAGAAGTTGCATCATCTTAAGATGCTTTTTGTTGAGGCAAAATGGCTGTATAACTATCAGTTGTCTCTTGAGGATGTATTTGATCTTTCTTATAAATAAAAGAAGTTGAAATTATAAATCGAGAGAGGCAGAAAGAAAAGAGAAAAATAATTTGTAAATCGTCTAAAATATCGTATAATTTAAATATAAGAAGCGGTTATTTAATATATTTAAGGAGATAGTAATGGCAAAGCCCGAACGACATTTAGATGAATTTGATTTAGAGGCGGAACGAGAAGGTAGATCTATTGCAAAAGGAAATGCAAGAAGGGTGAGGGTGACTACTAAGAAATCAAAAGTTCGAAATGTGGATACAAAAGCTTTAGATGATGCATTTGATGAGCATTACGGAGTTGTAGGTTATGAAGCAAAGAAAGAGGAAGAAAATGAAACTTAAAGATAGAAAAATTCCAATTTGGAGGGTTACTATGTTTGCGGAGAATTCAAAAGATTCAGGTTTTAAGTTTGTAGATGGCCCCTCGGTCCATAGACGGGTTGGTGATTCTGAGGTTATATGTTCTCTTATAAAATCTGGAGTGGATTACCCCACTATTTTTAGTTTGGTATGGGGTCGGCGAATGGGTTACAACAAAGTTTTGTTTACAGAGGAATTGGCAAAAACTGTACTTAGTATTGAAGAGTGTATAAGGAAAAAGGAGGAGGCATTTGATATCCAGGAGCAAAAGATTCAGAGCATTATGTTGGATCTTTTACAAATGTTATATGAGAAGCAGGTAAATGATATAGCACAATCCATACTTGGGGTATAAGTTCTCTAAGACTATAGAGGATACCCTTATAGGGCTCTTTCCGAGTGAGTCGAGCATGGTATAAGTAGGGCTCCTAAGTACACATCATGATAGTTTGCCTATTATTATTTTGAAAGTAGATTATGCCAACATACGACTACAAATGTAAGAATTGTGGTTATGTATTTGAAGTGTTTCAAGGTATAACCAAGAAACCCAAGCGGAAGTGCCCAGAATGTGGTAAGTTGAAGCTGCAGAGATTGATAGGGGCTGGCGGTGGAGTGCTTTTTAAAGGCGGGGGTTGGCCCGGCCAAGAAATTACAAGAAGTAAAGAGAAGCAAGGGAATGGTAAAGAGGAAAATAGGACTAAAAAGAAGGTAAAAGGTGCTGAAGAGGGTGGTGTTTGAAGTGACAAAGAAAAGTAAAGAAATCTTGGGACATATTAAAGTTACCGGTTCTCCCACTTTTATAAGTAAACGGAATAAGTATATTGTAGAAGTACGGTCCTATAGTCTGATTAACCATCTGGAGTATGATAATTTTGAAATTTTTAATAACTTTGTTGATATATTGAAGAAAAGAAAATTAAAAAGAGGGAGAGGTCAATGCGGTAAGATTATAGAACAGATGGATAAAGAAGATGGAAATACGTTCTACCATTATTTGTTTTATGTATCTTGTGATAAAGAATATGAGGTGGAGGATATTGCTCAATGTTTAGAATCTCATCTAGAAAGAAATGAAGAGTGTAAAATTCAATCTACTTATGGAGAGCGAATTAAATTATGGCCATGGGAAAGGGATAAAGCTATTGCCACAATTCCCATTACTCAAAAAATGATTGATAACATTGTAGAAAAGCGAAAAAGGGGGAGCACCAATGAGTAATCACAAAGTGGTGTCCCAACACGTGCAGGAGTGCTTTCTTTTCCTTGCCATTACAGATGTTACTTTTCTTAGAATGGCCAGAATGGCAATTAAGTCCAGTTATTTTAGTTCTCGGGTAACCGAGGATATTGTTAATCTTTGTTATGATTACTATGATGCGTTTCAAGAAGCTCCCCAGAATCACCTTTATGATGAATTAGTGCGATTTACCAATAAATTTGATGAGGATAAGAAGCAACTTTACCATAAGTATGTAGAACGTATACAGCAGATGGATGTTCCAAATCAGAAGTATGTTATTTCTAGTTTCAGTAAATTCGTACAAGCTCGAGAGTTGGAAGAATATTTGATTGATGCCGCCCCACTTGTAGAACGGGGTGAGTTTGATTCCGCTCGAGGATTACTCCAAAAAGCACTCAGGTCTGGGATGGTTAAGGAGGAAGATGGAATAGAATACCCGGGTAATTGGCCACCTACTTATCAAATTAGTGCAGGATTTAGGGAAGTAATTTGTCCAACAGGGTTTAGAATTATAGATAAGGGAATTGGGGGGATTAAAAGAACTGCGTTAACTTGTATTTTTGCTGGCTATAAGGTTGGAAAAACTTGGGGCTGTATTCAACTTGCAAAAGAAGCTCTTATGGCTGGAAAGAAGGTGCTTGAAGTTTCTCATGAAGCTTCTGCGGATGAGGTTGAAATGAGACATGATATGATGTTTGGAAGTTTAGTAGACTCAGATGGTCCAAAGGAGGTAGAGTTTACCGAGTATGATGGTGAAGGAACTAAAGTTGCTACTCATACAGAACTTAGGGAAAGTGTTTTTAGTACTGCCGCGGTAAAGATTGTGCGTGATAGAATTCGAAAGTTTGGCGGAAAAGCTATTATCAAAAAATATCCTATGGGGACTTGTTCCGTTGGAGAACTTGAGAGATATTTGGATTATCTTGAGACATTTAAGCAGTTTATTCCAGATATGCTTATTAGCGATTACGTGGAAAAGATGAAGATGCCTAAGGCAGGGGAAGGTAGAGATCAAATAAATGAGACATATATCAATCTCAAGAGAATAGCAGATGAGCGGAATATAGCTGTTGTTACCGCCAGCCAGATAAAGACAAAGTATTTAGAAAGCAGTAATATTAGTGAAGCAGGGGCACCTGCTGAGGATGCCAGGAAGTTAGGTAATATCGACCTTGGGTTGTTCTTTGGAATGAGCCGGATGCAAGCTCAAAGAAATTTGATGCAAGCTTATGTTCTTGTGAATAGAAGTGGACCCCAAAAGTTTGGGTGCGTTGTTTCCCGGAATTTGGCAGTTGGACAGCTTGCATTAAATTGTTGGCCAATAAAATTCAATTGTGAAAATGGAGGAGGATAATGATTAAATTAACAAAAGATAAAATTATGTATACAAATCATTATGGCGAACATAGTGACAAGTATGCCAAGAAAGAAGTACACTATTTAACCTTTTTTTTGGAAAACTCGGTAGAGTTGAGCGATGATTTTACCCTGGGTGATCTTTTTTATCATTTGGAGAAGATTGGAGAGCCTCTTATAGATAGCATATTTGGTTCAGCTCTTGGTCATTTTCCTTTTAAGTCTTATATTCAGGATATGAAAACACCGGCGGAGGATGCGGGGGATAAGTTGGATTATTTGGAGATTCAAAGATGTGGGGAGCGTTGGGAGTGGGGGGATATTGATTTGTCTATTGATTTTCATGGTGTAGGTGAATCAAGTGATTGGCACTATGCAATTGAGTTTACACCACTTTATGTATTGAAAGATTTACCACTTCGGCTGAATAAAGAGTTTACCATCAGTGAAATGAAGATTCCTTCAAAGTTATTCAGAGCTTACATAAGGTTTCGAAATTGGATTCATTTACCTTTGTCGGAATGGAATAGTAAATTTTCTTATAATTATGTTAAAGGAACTACTTGTTTTTCAGTGCGCGAGTTGATATCTGCAGTTTTAAGTGAGATAAGTTTTGCTGGGAGTCCTGAAATGCGGGATAAGTGGATTGCTGAAATAGTTAAAGACGTAGATGAAACGAAGCAGGAGGTGTATGATGGCGAGTGAAAAAGATTCTGGGGTGGACGGGAGGTTGTTTGAATTCACTAAACTTATTGAGCACGCTCGAAATAATCCTAAGCGACTAACTGAATGTTTTAGTGAGTTACAGGATTCCTTGGATGTTTTACGGGTGTGTATTAAATATCAAACTTTTGATCTTGAAGCGACCCGGCGAGAAAATAAGTGGCTTAAGCAAAGAATTGAGAATTTAATGGAAAGGGATAGAAATGGATTTGATTAATGCCATTTGCGTTTGGTTTCTGACTATTTTGTTTTGCAATTTGATAATTATCGTTTTCTTGGAAATATTTCGATGGATTAAGAGGAAGATTTATTCTTAATGACAAAATCCGAATGTATTTTAGAGGACTTCCTGGAAATGGAACCTAAAGATTCTTGCTCAATGTTTCATCGGATACATCCTAACACGGGGTTTGCCTGATTTATTTTGAGAGTTTAAGATGGTGGATAATTTTGAATATAAATCATTATCAAATGAAGAATTAAACTATGTTTTTCAGGGTGCGGATTTTCTTCTTAAGCCCATGAGGCATCAGTATATCTCTTTAGCTTTCGCGGCTACAAGGGAGCGTGTGGCATTTCTGCACGGAGTTGGTACGGGAAAAACATTATGTGCTTTGTACTCACTTAAGCTTTGGGACTGCAAGAAAACGTTGGTAATTTGCCCCTCATCCGCATTTGGATCATGGCGAAGAGATCTTGAAAATCATACTAATTTTTCTTTTGGTTTTCTTACCGGCAGCGGAAGAGACCGTAGGCGGGTACTTAAGAAAGATAAGGATATTTTTGTGATAAATTATGAAGGTTTGAAGGTTTTGTATTCAAAATTGCTAAAGGGAGAGGGTTGGCAAATACAAGATGATTCTTTCATACATGATTTTGATTGTATTATTCTTGATGAAGTTCACAAGGTGAAGAATTATGAGTCATTACAATCAAGGATTTGTTATGAGTTATCAAAGAGAGCCAAACATTTGGTTGGATTGACAGGTACACCTATTGATAGGACATATCTTGAGCTTTTTAATATTTTTCGGGTTATAGATTTGGGAAAATCATTGGGAACGAATTTCTTTGCTTATCGTTTTCGTCATTTTGATAAACGTATTGCTGGGAATAGATGGAGACATTGGACTGAGTGGGATCTTAAGCGAGATCATGAGCAAGAAATTTTGGATAGAATTTCTGATACAACGTTGAGTTTTTCTAGGGAGGAGTGTTTTGAATTACCTCCGCTTCAAGAGATTGTTAAGTATATTCATCCGTCAAAACGATTTCTTGAACTTCAAAAGGATATCATTAGTAATAAAGTATTGAAGTCTAAAGATAAGGAAGTCTTAATTGAGAACTGTATAAAGGCGAAAGCTCATGTGCTGCGTGAACTTCCAAGTGGATTTTTCTATTATGGAAAAGACAGAGAAGTCTATAGAATGAAAAAGAGTCCGAAGGTGGAGACTCTACTTGACTTGCTTGAGGATACTCATTCAAAAGTTATTGTTTTTTACTGGTATATTGAAGAGAGGAAGATTATTTCAGAAGCTCTTAAGAAAGCCGGTATTACTTTTTGTTCGAGTCATTTTGATAGAGAAAATCAGATTAGGAAGTTTTCTGAGGATGAAGACGTTAAAGTACTGCTATCCCAATCTACTGCTGGTGGTGAGGGGTTTGATGCTTATGCTGCCAATGTGGTTGTATATTTTTCACCTCTTTCTTCACCAAAGATGAGGAAACAATGTACAGGTCGGGCGTATCGAAAGGGTCAAACGAAAAAAGTATTGGTTGTAGATTTCGTGGTGGAACACTCAATAGAGGAACGAGTAGTTGATAATCGAGGTGAGAGATTTAATCTTGTGAAAGAGGCTATGGTTCACATACGAGATTTCCACAAAAGTTTAGAAGATGAGGGCGTATAATTATTTAGGAGATTACAGTCATGAAAAATGAAGAAGAATTTGGAAAAAAGTTAACTGAAGAAGAGATTGAGATAGAGCTTGATAAGGTGCGGGATTTCTTTGCGCAGATTCCAGAGAACTGGAAGGCATACGCGGCAGAACGGTTTATCTACGAAATAGTAAACTGGGGTAGTTATGATCATTATCAAGCTCTCGGAATTTTTCAGGAAGCTATGAATACTTATCGTGAGGTATCTCGGAGGGTTTTGGCAGAGGAGGCTGAGGAAGAGAGGTTGGAAAATGCTTTTGAAACGGCTCAAGATTATCGTTGTTTGCAAGAAGTAGATTGGTTGGATCCACCAATTTTAGTAGGTGAAGTTTATAAGATTGGGTATTTTGGTGAGGATGATCAATATGGAGGAGGCAAAAGATACGAAGTTTTCCACGAGAACAGGGGTCATGTTAATATCTGTCAGAATGTACTTGATGAGCATTTTGAACTAGTAAATGATGTAGATTAAGAGAAAATGACTAAGAACGAAAAAATAAAACAAACTAGACAACAAACACGAGAGAAGAGAAAATCTCAGGATTGTAAAGTGTTTGAAGTAAAACTTGATAAGTCTCATTTATCAAAAGAAAAGTTACATCATCTTAAGATGCTATTTGTTGAGGCAAAGTGGTTATATAATTATCAACTATCTCTTGAAGATATATTTGATTTTTCTTATAAGACAAAAGAGGTTGAAGTCTTGAACCGAGAGAAGCAGAAAGAGAAAAGAGAAATAAAGTATTTATCTTCCCAGATGAAACAATCTTTGATTGAGCAAACAAAACAGAATATTTTAAACCTATCAAAAGCTAAAAAGAAAGGGTGTAAGATAGGGAGATTGAAGTTCAAGAGTCAAGTGGGTTCTATCCCGTTGGTACAGTTTGGAAGTACTCATAAAATTGTTAATGGAAAATATATAAGGATTCAGGGTTTTGGGAGAAAACGGTTTAGGGTTAGTGGTTTAGACCAAATTCCGGAAAGTGTTGACATTGCTAATGCTATTTTGATTTCTAGAAATGGTGATTATTATTTGAAGATAACTTGTTTTGTTTCAAAAGAGAAAAGAATTAAAACGGGAAAATCAATTGGCCTTGATTTCGGAATTAAGGATAATATTGTTGATTCGGCTGGTAATAAATATAATTTTCGATTTTCGGAGTTTAAATTATTAAAGAAAGTTAGTAGGAGATTGAATAGAAAGAGAAAAGGAAGCAATAATAGATTTAAACAAAAGTTATTATTGAATAAGCAATATGAAAAATTAACAAACAAGAAGAAAGATGCAAAAAATAAATTTGTATCGAAATTAGTTAAGGAGAATGATTTGGTTGTGATTCAGGATGAATCAATAGCAGAATGGAAAAGTAGTAGAATGAGGGGTTGGGGTAGAAGAATACAACATTCGATCATGGGAGGGATAATTTCTAGTTTGAAAGACAAACCAGAGACTCTCGTGATTGATAGATATTTTCCTTCTACCCAGTTATGTCCTAATTGTGGTGTGTTAAACAAACATTTTTTGGATAAAAGAAGGTATTCTTGTAGTTGTGGTTACTCAGAAGATAGGGATATTCATGCTGCAAGAAATATTTTGAATGAAGGATTAAAACTTTCTATGGAGTGTAGAAAAGTAATGCCTGTGGAGAAGCAAAAACACGCTTTATTGAAGCAGGAAGCCTGTGAATCCTAAGATTCATAGGTAGCTCACAAGGACTTAAAGAGGATTTTGGTTTGAAGATGGTGTGTGGAGGGGGTAGGGTATGAAGTTTTAGTGAAGACATGAATTATGTTAGTGCTTGTCAGAATGTACTTGATGGGTATTTGAGTTAGTTAGTATGAATTAAGAAAAGGGAAATCAGATGTGCGAGAATAAGAATTTAATTGAAGAAGGAGTGGAACTCATTTTGCGAGGACTTAAAGAAGATTTTGGTTTAAGGATAGAGGATCAACATTTTATAGGTACTCCCAGAAGAGTTGCAAAGGCCTATGCTGAGATTTTTCAAGGGATAAAGAATACCGATCAACAGGTAGAAAAGATTTTATCTACAGCTTTTGAGGATGATATGGATCAAATGATTGTAGTGAAAAATATACATACATTTTCTATGTGTCCTCACCATTTCCTCCCAACTGAAATGTATATTGATCTTGCGTATATTCCAAATGGAAAAGTTCTTGGTCTTTCTAAGTTACCCAGATTGGTTGAATTGTTGGCAAAACGCCCGGTTATTCAAGAGCAACTTACAGAAGAGATAACAAGGTATTTGATGTCAATAAATGCTACGGGTGCTGCTGCTCGTGTTCGAGGACAGCATTTTTGCATGCGTATGCGGGGGATTAAAAAACCCGAGGCGGTTATGGTGACTACTTCTATTGCTGGGAGTTTTAAGGAGGATCAGTCTACAAGAGAAGAATTTTTGAGTCATATTCAAGATACCATAAAATTTTGATTTTTCATTTGTATTTCTTCTAAAATATATTATACTTTAAATATAAGGAACATTATTTAGGAGAAATGAAATGACTAAAAAAGAAATCTTAAAAATCTATTATGAAAGAAAGGAAATACTTCAGGAGCAAATTGATAGAGGAAAGCCATTTTTTGGTGGTGAAAAGACAATAGCCGGTTGGAAACATTCAGTTGAGGAATGTGATCATATAATCAAATGTGTTGAAGCCAATGATTATAGGGTTACAGCAGGTGGTAGGTTAAGAGTGCCTGTGGTGGTTTAGACAAGTGATAACTAGGAGAAATGAAATGGTGAATAAAGAGATGCACGATAAATTGCAAATGGATGCTGATCAAATTGAAAAGATAAGGCATCAAGTATTTACAATGGCAAATAGTTATGCTGGTGATGATTATGGTTATATTGCACAATTATTGCACGGTGTTTGCAATAGTATGATTACTGCCAATCATAAGATGCTCGTTGAAAGCGCCCGGCCAAGAAATTACAAGAAGTAAAGAGAAGCAAGGGAATGATAAAGAGGATGAAGACGCAAGAGCAGCATATCACGGATTGACTGGAGAATAGTGAGGAATAAAAATGAATGCATTTATTTTTTTAGGAAATAAAAATGGCAAACAAATTACCTCTTCAAGATGTTTGGGATCAAAGAGTAAGGCTCTACGCCGAAGGCGATAAATTATGTGCTGAAGGCGACAAGCTCTGTGTTGAAGGTGATAACCTTTATGAT